TACAATCTAAAACCTATTTTTTTTATTTTATTTTTTAGACTATCCAATAAATTTTTTAAACCTTTGATTCCTTTAATACTGACGTACCTAGACAAAACTTTATATGTGTGATCAAATGTATTTCCATTATAATCTTTATAATTTTTTGATATTTTATTTCTAGATGAATTTATAATTGCAAAATTTTTACGTCTTGCCTCTGCTTCTTTTTCTGTCATACGGATTGGTAAAAAATTATTTTCCTTAGGCAAGACAAAACATTGCGCCATCGCCATGCCTTTGTAAAAATAAAGTTTTTGATTTTTTTCTGGCGCTTTGAAAACTACAAAAAACAAACTAGACCACCAATCGGTTTCTAAATGCCCCGGTATTGCACATGGATAATTATTTTTACCATAGAAAGCTGGGTGAGATTCGATTCGCAAAACATTTTTAGAAGTAACTTTTATATCTAAACCCGTGTTTATTCCAAAATGACTTTCTGAAATTTGACCTATAGGAATATTTCCTATTTTTTTTATTATGTCTTGATCTTTTTGCCAATCTTGTTCGGCAGTTATTTTAAGTTTGCCATCTAAAAATTCAACTTCACAAGATGTTTCATATGGATATAAAATTTCGAATCCGTACGTTGCAGCATCTACAAAAGGTTTGCACATAAATGGCTGTACTTTTATGTCTTTTTCATTTTTATTATTTGATCCAGCCCAGTCATCAATCTGCAATTTGACTTTTTGTAATTCAAAATTTTCAAAAATTGTTCTATATTTTAAATTCATTTTTTTATGTCTCTCCACTAACTATTTTAACATATGAGACCAACAGGCCCCAATCCAAATCAACCCGGCAAATCACTTAACGATTGTCAAACACAATCGCCTATGTGGGAATCAAATAATATTGATCCAGCACCGGGATTTTGCAATCAACCTCCAGATAATCAAAATAATGCTTTTCTTGGTGCTGAATCAAGTTGGATGGATGATTTTTTAACTAAGAAAGTAATGTTGGGTTCGCAAAATAATGCAGACCCGATGCAAACAGGTCAAATTGTAAATGATTTAAATCCACCTAACAGAAACGTTGTTTACAGATACGCAAGATCTTTGCGATCTTGTGATGAAGCTGTTATGGATCTTTTCAGAAACTTAGTAATTATTGATGATGACGGCAAAGCACATCCCGTTCCAATAATTTGGGCAACACAAGAGCGTGCTGTTGCAGCGGTTGTTCAAGAAAATGTTCGCAAAGACGATACTTTGGTTGTCGATAGAATCAGATTGCCTATGCTCGCAATAAGCAGCACAGAATATTCTATAGATCCTCAAAGATACACATATCACAAAGCTTTAAATTATCTCAATGATTTACGAGGAAGACCTACATTTACAACGTCCGAGAGATACGAGCACGACACAGTATTTGGCGTGGCAAGGGGCATACCTGTAAATATTGGTTACACCATGTACGCTTGGACTATGCAATTAGAAGATATGAATCAGGTTCTAGAACAAATAATGACTAAATTTTCACCTGTTGCATATATAAAAGTACGGGGCGTAATCTGGGAAGTAATTGTCAAGCTTGATAGCATAGCTAACAACCTTGAAACAGAACCGGGAGACGCCGCTTTGCGTGTGATAAAATTTCAGTTTGGTATAACCGCAGAAACATACGTGAGTCAACCCATCACGAGGAACAAAGCGGTTCTTAATACCAAGATTGACTTTGTGAATGCGCTAAATGAGTCCGAAATAACTGAAGTTATAAAGAGGCTAGAAGAATCGGTTGAAGGAGTTCAATGATAGAGATAACAAACCCTCATAAGACACCAATACAAATCATAGTGCGTTCGTCAAGAGCTGCTAATGAAATGACGGTTGTAAATGTGCCCGGAGTTGGTAACGGGAAAAATAAAATTTTGATAGAAGATCATATACATACACCATATATAGATGAGGCAGAGAAGTCTGGTTATATCACTCAGAGAATTTTGAATGACTAAACGAAATAGGAGTAAATTATGGCAATTTTAAATGCGTTTCCACCTTCTAATACAATCAGTCCATCAGTAAGATTTACTGAGTATGACTTGACACTGTTGACAGTCAGTACTTCCGTAAGTAGCGTCGGATTAGTTGGATTCGCCTCCAAGGGACCAATTAATACCCCTACTTTGGTAACGAGCCAATCCCAATTACAGCAAATTTTTGGAAACCCAAATCCTGCTGGTGATTTTGCTCCTTACATGTATTACGCAGCAAAAAATGCTTTAACACAGACAAACAATCTTTATGTTGTTAGAGTTGCTGACACAGATCCTATTAGCGAGTTCTATGCTGATACTGCCTCTGTACAGGTTCCATCGGCTGGTGGACTTTTAGAAATCGTTGGCGCTACATTTGATCAAGACGATACCATCAGCTTCTCCAACACTTTATTCTTCCGTTGGAGCTTGAATGGTGTAGTAAGCAGCAAAACAGTATTTTTACTTGCTGACTCACTAAGGCCTTCACCTGATACAGGAAACCCTTATACAGTTGCGCAGATAGTTGATGAACTAAACGCACAATTAGATCCTACAATTGACGGTGTAGAATTCTTCCTTTACACCAGCGGCACCAATGTAGCTTTGGGCTTCCAATCCGTATGGGCTTATGGTAGCCAGAGCCGTTTTGAACTATTGTCCGTGACTAATAACTTAGTATGCGGACCAGTGACAACCACTGGTTCATCTCCCGCCTTTACAAACGTCAATAACGCCTTAGGTCTAGGCACCGGAATGACATCTCCAGTAAAAGTTGGATCTTCTCAGCTTTACCCTGTTGATGCATCTCACGCAACCCCCGGCGTATGGGATTTTGCTGCCGGCACTTATACGCTGCAGGTAGTTGTTAACGGTACCGGACAAGTCGGAGTTGACAATGTTATTCGTCAATATGACTTCTCCAGCGTTGTAACAGGAACTGGAAACCCTTGGAATACTACGCAAGACTTGGTAGATGCCTTGAATGCTGCATTGCCAAATATTACTCCTACTGTAAATGGAACCCCTGTTTCCTCGGTTACTCCAATTGCATGGCAATTTAATACTGATACTAGCGATCCCGATCTTGTTACTGTAAGCTTAGCCACTAGCTCTCTACCTTCTGGCTATCAAACTGGCACACTATATGGCCGATATGCTCAGGTAAATGTTCGTGGCGGCACACTAGCTGTTATATTTGGAATGGATGCAACTGGTGTTAGTGGAACGACTGGATTAGGCGTTGCCGATGGCGACCCTGTCCAAGCCCAATACGGCAGATTTGTTGGTACCGATGTTCTCGATCCTCTTGACCCCGGTTACTATTCTTTTGAAGTAACAGCAGATACCCCCGGTACTGACGGTAACTACACTTTTGTAACATGCCAAAATTATGACGCTGGCGATACATTTACCTTAGATGTATTCACAATTAGTTCTGTAACCGGCGCAATTACGCAGGTTGAGAGTTGGGGCAACTTGACTAAGAATACAGAATCATTCTATTATGTTCAAACATACATCAATAACAACAGCAATTATATTAGAATAATTGATAACACAGCTACATCTGCTCCTCCAGCAACAAGCCTAATGACCACGGCAGCGGCAACACGCCTCCGTTTGTCTGGCGGATCTGACGGTTATCCTTCAGGATCTGCAGAAGCTTCAGCTCTTAGAGATGAATTGCTGATTGGTAGCCCCGTAGCTTTAAGCGGTCTATACGCTTTTAGCGATCCTGAGCAAACAAATATTAGCATTTGTGCAGTACCCGGTGCTTCCAGCACATCTGTAATTCTAGAACTTATTGCTATGTGCGAGCAAAATCGTCAGGATTGTGTGGCCATTATTGATCCACCTGCCAACCTTACCCCAACAAATGTTATTCAGTGGCAGAATGGTCAGAGCGAGCTGAATTCTGTTCGCTTTGATTCAGATTTTGGTGCGCTATACTGGCCTTGGATTTACTACTATGATACCTACAACAGCGAACTAATGCTAGTTCCTCCCAGTGTAGGTGTTTGTGCAGCTTTCTGCCGAAATGATAATTTGGCAGGTCCTTGGTATGCTCCTGCTGGCATGATGCGTGGCGTTGTACCTAATTGCGTAAATGTTCAGTCAAGGCCTACTTTGGCTGAAAAGGACGCCATGTATGGAAATTCCAACGCAGTGAATCCAATTGTCCAATATGTTGGAGAAACAGAGTTCCTAATTTGGGGACAGAAAACTCTACAACGTCGCCCATCTGCTTTGGATAGAGTAAATGTCCGACGCATGTTGAACTATGTTGAGAAATCAATTAGAAGTGCTGCTAGAACATTATTGTTCCAGCCACACACACCATCTTTACGTCAGCAATTCGTAGTGATTTCGCAGGGCATTCTTGATAACGTAAAGGCTCAACAGGGTCTTTCCGATTACATCGTAGTTTGCAATGAGGCGCTAAACCCACCTGATGTAATTGACAGAAATGAGATGCGTGCACAGATTGGAATTGTGCCTACACGATCGGTTGAATTTATTTTCATCGAATTCACCCTATATAGAACAGGCGCTCTTCCATCAACAGTAGCATAAGAAGAAAGTATGACCAGTAAGAGTAAATTTTAAAGGAGAACAATATGGCAATAGACATGGGCATCGGCAGTATGGCATACTCCCCAAACCTCATTTTCAAACGAAAGTTTCGTTGGACTTTCGAGGTTTTGGATGTTTGCGGCGGCGGCAACACTATAGGTTACATCCCGCCTAGCTACGTAAAACTAGCAAACCGTCCCAATATTTCATTTGACGAGACGGAAATCAATTACTTACAGGGCAAAATGTTTATTCCCGGTAAGGCGACTTTCGAAACAATTACTGTCACCTACTATGACGTAACACCTGTTAATGATGATACCATCCTTAACTTGTACAACTGGATCGGTTCAGTCTATGACTTCCTCGGGCCAGAGGGAACTGTTTTCAATCCTAAGATGTCTTCATTTGCTAGCGGCCCCGGCAGCTACGGCGGTACTGGCGTTCTAACCATGTTTGACGGCGGTGGCGAGGCTCTTGAGCAATGGACACTGTCTCAGTGCTGGCCTCAAAGCGTCAACTTTGGCGATCTCGATTATGCTTCCAGCGACGAATGTAACATCGAGTTAACACTACGTTACACATTCGCCAAGTGGGAAAATCTTTGCGGTGACGCTCAGCCCAATCCTTGCTATAAGGGTTGCACAGTCGGCGCTTAATTTTTATAAAAATACTGAAAAAAACAAACAAGCCCTGAATAAAATCAGGGCTTGTTTGTTTTATATATATAGGAGGAATCTATGGCAGGACCAAGTAAGATATCGATGGGGATGTTCAACACGGCGTCAGTGTTCAAAAGACCATTTAGATTTATGTTTACACTTGATAATGTTGTTGGCAATCCTAACGCCGATTTTTTAGATGTTAAACCTCCGAGCAAAACGCAAAGGCCAAGCTTAAGTTTCAAAGATATAAGTTTTGAACACTTAACGGAAACAATACATATGCCGGGTAAAGCAGAATGGAAGCCTATAAATCTTAGTGTGTACGATGTTGCTGCATACGGCGGTGCAAATTGTCGTGTTATGAACAATACAGTCTACAGATGGATAGAAAGCTTCTATAAACCTGAATTAGGTAATTTTTCCTATGCGTGTTCATTAACACCGGGCCAAGGTTTTAAAAGACCATGTTTTATAACGCTATATGATGGAGGCGGCGGTTTACTTGAGCAATGGCAGTTTGATAATGCATGGTGCCAAGATGTAAATTTTGGCGATTTAGACATGGGAAATAACGACGTTATGATGATTGATATGACACTTGTTTACGACCGTGCATATCTAATTAATGGTCGTTAATCTATCATCTGATCAAATTTTATTATATGCCTGCATTTTGAAAGAAATTCTTCCAATTGTTTCGGCTTGAGACCTAGAACTCTGCAAGCGCCGCTTTTATTCAATCTACCTTTTTTCGTATAAACTTTGGTTTCATTCATCAGCAAAGCCTCTATTTGCTTGCCTAAGCCACTTTTTTCCAGAATATCAAGTAACTCTTGTCTTTCTAGTATTTCTACAAAATTATTTCTCATAATTATAATTATATGCTTTAATTATTTTTTTTTCTTTCTTTCTTGCGATA